AGCCATGGTCGTTCTGGTACACAAGATTGCCTATCATGCAGCGTGGTGCTGCAAGGCTTTCGGTGATGCATTTCTCGACCATCTTGACATCGGGGTCCTCGTGACCAGCAAGATTGATGAGTATGTCCATGACAGCGCGTAGCAGCTGACCACTCTGACTCTGATCGAAGCCCTTGAAATCCCCCGCAAACACATCCGGCCCGCGTGCGGTAATGTGCTTTTGCAAGAAATCCCAGTCTCCCCCGAGTGGGTTCATGCCAATGCACGGTCCTGCGACGATAGGTGCGGACGTCAGATCAGACACTAACGCTCCAAACACCTTACGAATCATCGCTGCCTCGTCCATCGATGATGCTTTGACGCACCTGACGTTGCCGTTCTCGACTTTCTCCAGAGATCTCTTCTCTGGTTTGAGGAAGACGAGGTGGGGGGAATCCATAGGTATGCCCTTCTTCATATCCTCCCAAGCAGCGTCCATGTCACTGAACAGCTTCTGCACTTCTGGCGTGTCCATGGTGTAATCGCCGTCGCGCCCGAGTGCACCGTGCTTGCATGGTCCAACGGTCGGATTGTGCAGACCGTAATAACCAGCGGATGTGTTGCGCCTGAGTGCCGGGAGCGCTTGAAACCCGAGTACAGACTCCTCGTTTGTGAGTATGCGCCCGCGGTTGCGCATCACCGGCATAACTGCGCGCGTGACGCTGAGCACGGCAGCTGCGACGTCTTGAACATCGATGGGAATGTTGTTGGACGATTCTTTGAGGAGCGCGTTGGCCAGCGGATGCTGTTTGACACCTTGAGAGTTGGTGTATGGGTGGAGGACCGCTGGCACGCGTGTCGGCGGCCCTGCCCATCCGTGCATGTAACTTGGGACAAGCGGATTCTTGGTCATGACGACGTTGGACTTCGTGTCCGTCCGAACGACATTCAGACCCATGAAAGTGCTTGATTCGAAGTCGAGGGTTTCTGTTACCCTCGCGACCACGATATCGTCCCACTTGCTCAACCACTCTTGGATGGTCTCTCGGCTGATCTTCTGTGCGAAAGCCATCTTGGATGCGGACTGTATTTGCTCACCAGCTGCGTGAATGCCCACTATCCGCGACTGAGAATCACGATCCTCCGTCTCAATGAGCAAACCACCACAATCTCCATCAACGGTCGGTGCGTTGTACCAAAACATGCCCTTGTGCACGTTGGGGCCAATGTTCACCGTTGGCGCAAA